CCACATACACCGTAGATTGTAACGACGATACATGTGATATAGATAATTTGACGTATGATGAATTGCAGAGAAAATATGACATAGAATTCAATACCATCGTCGCAGATTGTGAAGGATGTTTACCTCAAGTGATAGATCATATATCTACTTCTTCTCCTTCTTTACAACCATTAAAAAAGATCATAGTGGAAACAGATTACCCAGATAGGGTAGATTACGAAAAACTTTACGGTAAATTAAAAACCTGTGGATTTAATAAAACTAAAGGTGATTTTGTACAGGTATGGGAACGAACTTAATCGTATTCTTGGTTAACAGCTATGGGTGGTGCATCGAGTATCTGAAATTGAAACACATCTTCAATTTCAGATGGTTTGATTTGTATAACTCTACATTCTTGTGTGTTGATAACTGTTTTAGTTGGTGTTATGTTAGCGATAGGTCTACAAAGTAAAGCGTACGATATCATCCTGTTATACTATATGGATATTTATGTATCCATAGATTTGCTAGCCATTTTTCCCCCGTTTCAACGGGTAAACCTCCGTGAAGAGCTTGATCTGTTATGCGCCCCATGCCGTTTAACGTATCAAAGCATAAAACGTCACCCTTTTCGAGCTTAAACTTTTTATTCAGATTTGGAAAGTTTGTTTCTCCGCCCACGTAACCATCGTTGAGAGCTATTATACACGTATGTCGTCTGGGATTTTTCAGTGGTAAAACGTCTTGGTGCGGTGAATAAAATCCACCCGGTACGTATTTAAGGGTTTGTAACGATTCACATTCGGTGAGTGTTTTATCGTACAAGGATGCGCACCGTTTACATACATCTTGAACTGTTTTATCATCGTAATCTAACCACGCCGTTTGGCTTATTCTGATAGTATTGTCAGCATTCTTGTTGACACCTATTGTTGAACTAGATAATCTAGGTTTAGAAACTTCCACGATACGATCACATTCTTCGTGTGTGACAAATCCCTTACGCACTTTAGGACTTTTGTATCTCGGCATAAGAGTGTATATCAAAAGGGTCATCAATACGATCACTATCACGAACGTTCCCATTAATTTAAACTTCTATTTTAATATCGTGAGGTATACGTGCCACGTACCTTTTTCTTATTTTTAGAGCTACCATGTTATAATATTCGATAACTCCCTTGATATCCTTTACTATTTCATCTACTCTCGAATTGTCTACCATATATTGTCTGAGCGCATCTCCCAATGTATCTAACACCATTCTATATATTTCTTGAATATCTGTCACCTTATCATTATACTTATCTCGGCGCTGTAATTCACATTTGAAATCTTCTTTACTCATCTCGTTTAATAAGTATCGTACTCTCATATATTTATGATCTGTGTAGGTGAAATTAAATCTATAAAACATTTCTCGATCTATATGGGATAAGAGTAACGAAGCTTTCAGTATATATTCTGGCGCCTTATTACGTCTTAATTCATGATAATTAGGGCGACCTCCGCATGGAATGTCTCCGTGTTCACGCGTTTTACTTTTGAAATATTCTATGTAATGTGGATTGTGTATTCTCCCCGTTTCTATCATTCCTGTATTGAAATCAAACGTTGTGTGACACACGGTACACCACATCTGTGAACATCCATCTATTTTATATATCATCGTATTGCATTTAGGGCACGGTTTTGTGTCTTTCTTTAACAATTTTATACTCTTCACCGTATTTGGGTCACAAACGTGACCTTCATGTTTTTCTTCATGACATTTCTCACAAAATTCTTTTTTACAAATTCCACATACGTAATTATCAGCCAAAAATCCTCTGCAGTTTTCGGATAAGCACGCTTGTGTGTACACTGGCATAGTTCTCGCTACACTTGGGTCCGTTCTACTTAACGCGTTAGCTTCTAGAATTATATCATGTATCACTTCACGTAATAATTGTATGAGATAGTGTCTGCAACTAATTATGATATTATCAGTAGTACACAATTTCACCGTTTCTAGAAATTGCATGAGCCATGAATAGCTTCGTCTTAAGGATCGTACCTGTATAGTTCTCTCTACATAAGGTTGTGTCTCGGGTAAACGCGCTTGTTCACGTTCAAAGAGGATATTCTCTCTGTGTGTTTTATACATCTTGTTTCTGAAGGCTCTGGTACAAAAAGAATCTACAAATTCTCGATTAAATTCATGTCTACAATTCATACAGTGAGGGTCTTTACTACTTGATAAAATGTATGTTTGTAGACAAGTTTTACAGGCATCAAAGTCACAAAACGGGCATGTCACTTTCAAATGATTTGACTTATTAAAATCTTCAGTACACGACACACAAGTAGACATATACATTATATAACTATTTTCTTTAACTATTGACAAGTTACGAACGACTCTATAACAGTACACAAATCATCGCGACCATATGTAGATTCTACAAAAAACATGAGTTTTTCAGCCTCATCCCACGATTGATCAGCGCCGTAATATTTATAGTACACGTAGGCAAGCTCCCCCACATTATCTTCACACCATATTTGAATTTCTTTGTCCGACATTTCATTGGTAAGATATTTCTTAAAAAAATTTGAAACATCTTGTTTAAGAATCATTTTTGTTATTGGAGAATCTTTTATAAAAAACATCTTACAAATTTTTTAGAAAAATTCCACTTAGGTTTTTTTTATTTTTATATAGTAAACAAATGAGTTATAATAATAGTCGAACATTCATGCAAAAACATGGTTTAAAGATCGGTGTCGGAGTTGTTTCTTTGATCATACTCATCGCCACGATAGTGATGCTGACAGGGAAGAAAGAAGAAGATGATAATTTTGATCTCTCCCCCTCCCCATCCGCGGCGGACGAGGCGGTCGCGTTCTTACAGAACACAGACCAATCTGATATTGACGGTACTGCGGGCGAGGAGACTCCCCCGGAGTCTGAAAAAGAGGAGCAACCTGCTTCGACCGTCGAAACCTATATGATGATTCCAGGTAACAAAACTCCCTTAGATTACACTCGATTCTAAATACTTTTTCTAATATAACAACTGTATTTTATAGACGAACATAACCAGTTATTCGTTTATAAAATATTTTTAGATTTGGTTGCGAAATTTATCTCATTTTTGAAATATTACCCGTTATTTCAGCCATTTTGTCTCCAAATAAACTAGTATCTTGCCCATATGGTACTACATAGGAACGTAATTCTTTTATTTTTTGTTTTTTAGATTCTTTAATTTTATTGGGGAGATTGTCAAGTTGTTTTACTATATCCTCGCGAGCCCTTAAAGATAGATCAATTCTCTGAAGTCCCATAAGTGTTTTCGTTTTGCGTTCAATTATTCCTTTCCATTTACTCCCAAAATAAGATCTCACTTTTCCAGTTTCCCTGTCCTGTTGTTTAATTAGTTTTTGTGCTCTCGTTGCAAGTGCGGATTGAAATGATCTAAATTTCGGACTTATGTTAGGGTTTTCGGCTTTACTACTCATTTTATTCAACGGTTTTTTTATATTATTATTCGATTTCGCCTTAGGTAATAATTTACGTCTATTTTGTTCCTGTTTATTTCGTAAAGCTTGGTTTGCTTTGTTCTTGGCCGCAGCGTTTCTTAATATTCTATCTTCTTTCTGTGCATCGATTAATACCTTCACAGATTTATTCCATTTTTCTTGACTTTTTTCCTTATATGCTTGGTTTAATTGACCCTCGATACCCTTTCGTTTCGTTGGATTTATAAACGCTAATTGTTTTTGGCTAACAAGTGATTTAAATTTCCCAAACTGTTCGGGGTTGACGTTAAATAACGGATTATTACGGTTGAAGGCCACGGGGTTTGTCTGCATCTTTTTCTGGGGTCCCGGCGAACCCGTGTTCGTGTATACCGGCTCTTTCTTTTTAAATTCAATCATCACGTTTAATTCAGCCTTGATATCAGCCAACGATTTACCTTTTTTATACTGTTGTCGGACTAATTTTTTCCTAATTGGCCAACCAGAATTATTTCCCATGATTGTGTCATATTTGGAGAATAGGTTTTCAAGTTCTTTTGCTTTCGACCTTTTATCGACTTCAGCCTTGTTCGCCAGCTTTTTCTTCTCCTCGGCCTCTTTCCTGGTTCTCGTGCGAATATTTAAAAATGCCTTTAAAGCCGAAATATTCGCTTGCTTATTGAACCTGGCTCTCGCTTCAGTTTTATTGTCATTTGTGGCGGCGGG